GCTCGGCTTCCAGTTCTGCATCAGGTACGCGAATGCGCCGTCCAGTCTGGGGATCTGCCTCTATCTGAGTGTCCGGTCCAGTTACTGGTTCAGGGGCGCCTACATTCCTAGGTTCGCTTCCACGGTGTCCGCGGTTGATATTTGGGTTTTCGAGTAGCTCGTCATCGCTATTGTACTCCACCTCCTCTCCGTCGGCCTCATTAACCGGCTCGATAGCAGGGGCTATCATAGTCGGTTGTGATAAGGGAGGGAGTGAAAAACCAGAAGGTAGAGCAGAAAGGTCAAGTACATGTTTTGGAGCGTACTTTCCCCGATTTGAGAGCCAACGCAAATTAGACTCTGAGATATGCCTGCAGCTTCGATGTTCAGTGTCGCCAGTCTGGCGGCTCTTTACTTGGATAGGGCCAGTGAAGCTGCTAACTTTGCCCGTCTTCCAGTCTTGTAGTGTCGGCTCTGCGTAAGTACCCCTATAGTAGAAAACCATGGACTGGGGGTAAGAAGTGATGCCCTCTGCAGGTGAAGCTACCGGATTGTGAGGTGTGATCCACCTGCGCTGGGCAACGTTAGTAATGTTTGGCTCAACGAACACAGCCTGAGTAGTGGTAGTACCCAAGCGGTTGTCAGCTATAACCTCCATCAAACTGAGGCCGTTCTCGTTCCGGTAACGCTGGGATAAAATGTACTGGAACCCTTCGCTGCGAGGTCTAGCCTCGTTCGTCTTTAAGTACATCGCGTTGCCGACTGGAACACGGCCATGAACCTCGACATATCCAGCGGACTCCTGGACCACACTACCGGAAAACAATGGCAAGTCAACGCGAGAACCCTGAATACAAACGTTCTGGTAGTTCCTCTCTTTGACGGTGAGTGGCCCTGGCTCTACCCAGTAAAATGGTTGAATAACAGGATAATCCAAGTGACGGTTCTCGAGATCAGCCGTAAAAAAGGAGTTATGAGATGAATCATCTCCTACAACTGACGGATGCAGGTCGTAGTCCTCACATATTTGAGAACGGAACCTAGCCATCAATGAATAAAAAGCAGGGCGTAGCCCAGGGAAACAAGAAGGCCTAGAACCGGTAGTGTCGCGAACTAACAACGTGGTCTCTCTGCCTCCGGGATCACTTGTCACTAAAGTACCAACAAACTCTAAAAAGAGACCAATGCCCACCTGAGGTAAATAACTTGATCCAAGATCAAGGATTGGGGAGAGACCAAAGTAGGACGCAACACCGACAGGAAGAACACCGACAGCCTTGGGGTACTCACACTCCCGAACAGCTTCACGCAGAAAACCTCCTTCATCCGTATGGGAGTTTAATGTGATAATGCTGGTCATGCCGCTGAAGAACGCTTCTGTATGCGCACCCGCACAGGAGCAAGACTGAGCAGCGTTGATAATGTTAGAAAACACTTTCAGAGCAAAAACCCCAAGGTCGGGTCCTTGTAGAGCCGTGTGACTGCGAGGCGGGATAACGTCACTCATTAGAGTTACGGACTTACAACCTGCCAAAGCAGCGAAGCGTGCTAGAGTAGCAAATTCACCTGAAGTGTTTGCTAAACCAGCAGCAATAGTTAAGTTGGTAACCGTCGGAACTTTCCACGTAGGTGAAATAGTACTGACAGAAACAACAGGTGGACCATAGTAGAAGTCTTCAAAACAGCTCGTAGATGCTACAGCAGCTCCACAAACATAGGCCAACGACCGAAGGTCGAAGGCGCTATCACCGATAGAGGCTACAGCAAAAGACTGACGGATTTTCAAAGACTCAATTAAGCTACGCAACTCTTCAGAGCTTTGATAACCAATCGGAGCAGCTGACTTATCTATAGTCAAAAATGGCAGAGGAGAGTCTGGCTTCTTCAAGCTGACATCGAGCACATATTCGATATCCGCTTTACCGGTCACTGCGTCTCCGCCAAAAGTAGTGTAAACACTGTGGGGTGCACTCAATACCACGCGCTTAACGGAGGGGTCACTGGTTTTCACAAACCAAGACTTCTTCGAGAAAGAAGCGTATGTTGGCACGAAGGACACAAGGGACATTGTTACGAGCAAAAAACCTCAAAAGACAACCTATTATAAGATTATCGGGACGGTGCTAGTTTTATTGTGAAGCTATTTAGGCTCAACGGCTAGCCAACTAAGGGTCTAGTTATCCATTGAAGTCCACCTGGGTAGAGGCAACCAACCCAGACCTCCTGTGACGGGAAATACCCCTA